AATGCCGCGCCGTCCAGTCGGCGACCGCCGCTTCGGCTTGCGGGTTGCCGTGGATGTAGGCGGGCGCGAACAGGCCGCCCAGCGCGCCGGTCGGATCATATGGCTGTGCCATTGCTTCCCTCAGTTTCGCCCTTGCGATAACTCAGACGTTGATGCCGCAACGCTCGAACGTCGCGGCAATCGAGATCAATTCCACGATCGGCTTGGCCTGCTGCGCCACCGTCACCTGCACGATCGGCGCATGGGTGTAGCCGGTCATCCCGATGGAAACCCAGCCGGTGTTTCTCACCACGGGCTTGCCGGGCGCGGCCTGATCCCACTGGGCGTATTGCGCGCGTTGCGGGGCGGTCGGGACCGGCGGCGGCGGCCCGCCCATGTCCGGTCCCCAATGGCCCTGATCCCAGACATCGGCGATCCCCGGATCGACGCCCGGCGGCGGCGGCGTCGGCAATGTGACGACATAGTCCACGGTCGCCGAGAGTTGCGGCTGGAACGGTTGGCCGTTGGATGCGGAGAACGACGCCCTCGCCTGCCGCCATGTGATGGTCTGCGACGGGCTTTGGAACATCTCCCAGCCGCCCACCAGAACCGCCGTATAGGGCAAGCCGTCGTCCAGACCGGTGCGGTCGGCCTGCATGATGATCCCGGTTTGCGTCCCGAAAAACATGTCGCCGCGAACGCGCATGAAGCAGGTGGCGTCGTAACCGACGAAGCGGCACCACGCTCCGGTCGCGGCATTGACCACCGCGCAATACTGGTTGCCGGGATTGCCGCCCGGCCACGTCACGAAGATGCCGCCGTACTCTTCCCAGTTCTTCATGGTCCACGCCCACGATCGCTTGGCGTTGACCTCGTCGCGCCACATCGGCTTGATCGTCAGCGTGATGGCGGCGAGTTCGAGTTGTTCCGGGGTTTTGGAGATCGACGCCGAGATCGGCACGATGCCCGCCACCGTTGCAATCAGCATGTCGCCGCCCATCGCCATGTGGGCGTTCATCCCCATCGGGGCCGGTACTTGGTATCGGCCTTCCTGCCGCCAGTTGGCGCTATCGGAGGGATTGCTGCCGGTGAAGATCAGGAGTTCGCCCTGATCGGTGACAAACACGCATTTGTCGTCAATGCCGTCGCCTGCGTCCACACTCCACGTCGCACCAAACAACAATTTGCCGCCTTTGGTCGCGGCCCCGGACAGCGGGATCGCCGACAGCGCGCCCTGAATGGCGTTCAGCGGCAAATAGTAGGCGTTCATGCTGCCGCCCTCGATGAAGAACCATCGGTTGCGGTATTTCCAGACGTAGGTGAGATTGTGCCCGGCAACGACGGACGTTCCGGCTGGCCCGGTGATCTGGCCCGCGTTCAGCACAGTCCACGTCGTGCCGTCGTAGCGCAGCGGATAATCCCCGGCGTCGTTGACCACCATCAAATAGTCGCCGCCGCTTTGGTTGGCGAGTTGGCTGGCGCAGTAGTTGCCGGATAGCTGGCCCGACTTCACCAGAACGGGCGTCGTCGCACTCACGTCGTAGAGTTTGGTGGCGTTGCCCGCGAACATCTTCTGGACGTTACCGGATGCATATTCGAACCCGGAAATGACCGGCGTGGTCTCGGGCAGCACGCACCAGCGGACGCAGCCGCCGCGCAGCTTGACGCCCTTCATGGTCGGTGCCCAGTTGTCGCAGACCAGCGCGCCGCCCGGCGACATGAAACTCTCGTTCTCGTTCTGCACGATGCCGCGCGTCGGCGCGGGCAGCGTGGTGGTCTGCATCTGCTGCGCGACCTGCCCCGGCACCGCCACCCGTCGAAGCGCCTGATGCTGGCTCACGATTTTGCCCTCGCAATAATCACGGCGTCGGCACCGGATAGGGATAGGCTACATTGGGGGCTGCGGAAGACGGCAGGCTTCCCACAATGGTCGGCGACGGGCTGTCGTGGCCCATCGCATAGGTCAGCGCATCGCCGTAGGTAGACATGTCTTCGGAGTAGGCACTTCCCTTCTGTGCTTTCCACTGCCACGTCATGCCCAGCTTCAGGACACGTTCGTCCAGCGCAAAACTGTCGCCGTCAGCCATGAAGCTGTCGCCTCTTCCGCCAGAGGTGAGGTTGATGCAGTTCTTGTCGAGATAGGCGAACGTCCCGGTAACACCGACGCCCATGATCGGAAAGATCAGCATCTGGCCGCCAACCATCGTCCATTCTCCCCACGGGTCGTTGCGGTTCAGGGTGCGGCGCTGCATCCACACGTCGAGATCGGGCACGAACCGCATCGGATGGTTCGGCGTGGTTGACAGCCAGACATTGGCCGTCAGCAGCATCCTTTTGTAGTTGGAGGGCAAGTTGAAGTTTTGCGTGGTGCCGTCGCCGGTGAAGGTCGCGATCGTCTTCAGCTTCGTCCAGTCCCGTGTGTCGTAGGCGATGCGCTGCGCCATCTCGTTGGCAAGCGACAACACTTCCTGCATGGTGCGGTTGCCGCTGATGTTGGAGAACACACTCTGCGGGACAAGAACACCCACGTTGGCGCAGACATCCTTCACCACCGACAACAGTGTCATCTCAGGCTACCTTCTCCGGTCTTGCTTCCATCGCCATCCGCACCAGCGTCTTGCGGTTCGCCGTACCTATCGGGGCATGCCCGGTGTGTGCGGTGATGAACTCGCGTAACTGTTCGAGGTTCATGTCCCTGAACTCACCCTCGCCAGAGGCTTTCGCCGCCTCAAGGTCTTCCTGCAAGACGGCATTCTTGGCGCGCAAGGCTTCCAGTTCGGCCTGCATCGCCATCGATGGCACGCTCGCCTTGCTCTCCTCGATGTATTCCATCGCGGCGTTCTTCAGTTCCCTGCCGCCGGGTCCAAGGTTTTTCAGTTCCTGCCCGTCGATGGTGGCGAGCGCCTCGACCGTGTAGATGTTCTGGGCACGCAGTTCGGCGCGTCGGCCCTCGGTCAGGAACTTGGCATGCTCCAGCGGCGTGCCGGATTTGGTCTGCGCCGCCTTGGCCTTGAACTGCTGATATTGCCTCTGGAAACGCTCGGCATAGGTGACCTTGACCTGACTGCCGGTGATCGGATCGACATCCCAGTGAGAAAATTCCGTGGCCGGATGCACGCTGTAGTCCTTCGAGCCGGGCTTGCGGATTTCGCAGACCTCAACGTCATCGAAGATCGGGCGGCCCGCAGCGAGGCTCTTGGCCTCGTTGTGATTGGCGTGGTGCTTGAACAACGCGACCAGCGCGTCGTCGGGGTCGTTACGCATGTGGTTCTCCATTGAGAAAGGAAAGACCGCGCGACGGGGGCATCGCGCGGTCTCGATGCGAGGGGCATCTAGCGTCGGCTGATTAAGCCGCCGGGTTCGAGTCGTAGGAACGCCAAATCTTCTTGTTGACGATCATGGATACCGTGCCGATTGAGACACCGTGACGTTTTGCGATTTCTCGCTGAGTAGGGCCGGAACCGTACTCCCGCCTGATGTTTACAACATCGGCTTCGGTTAGCTTTGCCTGACTGTGACGCTCGCCGCGCGCCTGACGAGATTTTTGCATCATGTCAGCCGTATTGTCTTCGATGGAGCCGAGAAAAAGATGACGCGGCTCCACGCAAAGCCGATTGTCGCAACGATGACAGACGCACATTCCCTTCGGTATGGGGCCGAAGTTGTCCTCGTATGCGCGTCGATGCACCAGAGTAGGACGACCGGCTACGGATTGAACTCCGTAACCGTGATTGCCGACGTAACCCTTCCACTCGACACAACCCTTAGGTTGCCGGGTTGCTATCATAAAACCTCCAATTGAACAGCGGGTTCGTCATCGTGAGTTCGCCCATCCAGCCGATGAACTGCGCGATGGCGTCCTTGTCGATTGGCATCATACCGTCGCCGTCGAACACCTTGTCGAAGTTACGCGAGGGATGGTAGCGCAGCCGGAAGGTGTCGGTGTTCAGGCCAAACGTGGTGTTCGCTGGCATGTTCGATCCGATGCCACCGTCGAGCACGATCTCGGCGCGCTTTCCGCCGCCGATATATTCCAGAGCCGAGAAGCCCAGCTTGCCAAGCGAGGTCTCGTTCTGCTGCCTTTGGATGGCGACAGTTGCCGCGTCATAGGCCGCGTAGTGTTCCGGCGACATGATCAGCAAGTCCGCGTAGTCGCGGTTGCGCGAACGGTTGGTCATGATTGCGTTGAGGAACGGGCGGATGGTGGTTGACAATACCTGCGTGCCGATGCCCGTATTAAAGGTCTGGGCGTCGAAGATAGAGGTGCGCCAGATCGCGGCAGCACTGCGGTCGATACCGCCGTAGGTGCCGGAGTTGACGACGATGGGCAC